CTAGAAATTCAAAAGCGTATGCAAAAGTGGAACATAGATTATATATACATAGATTCTGCTGCACAACAAACTCGTCATGATTTTGCAATGGAATATGATATTTCTACAACAAATGCAAAAAAATCTATACTTGATGGTATAGCTCACGTTGCAGGAATTGTAGATAACGATAAGTTATTAGTAGACCAAAAATGTTTGGAAACTTTATCCTGCTTAGACCAATATCAATGGGACCCGAACCCTAATCTAGCAAAAGAAAAACCTAAACATAATAGAGCTTCTCATATGGCGGATGCATTAAGATATGCTCTATACTCTTTTGAAACTTCGATGACTGGGTTTTAATGAGACCTTGTAAAAATAGTATTTGACAATTTATCTCCAAGAGGCTATAATGCAAAGTATGAAAAAGCTCAAAAGAGACCCTGTAAAGTATATAAGGGACAGAGCAAAATCAAGGTATAAGAAGGGGGACAAGTGCTACATCTGCGGATCTGTAAGTTCTCTTGACTTTCATCATTTTTATACATTAACACCTTTATTAAATAGGTGGTTAAAAGAAAAAGTAAAAGAACGGCCCTCTCATTACACTGATGAGTATATTACTATATGGAGGGATGAGTTTATAGATGACAATTGGGCAGAGCTGTACGATCACACTGTTACTATCTGCCACGCGCATCATTTAGAACTGCATAAAATTTATGGACGTAATCCTGGACTTGGTACTGCAGAAAAACAAATGCGCTGGGTAGAACTTCAAAGAGATAAACATGGCATGGTATGACAGACTAATTGGCAGAGCCCCTAAAGTGGATGAAGAAAAACTTAATCCTGCTCAGCCTTATTTTGATAGTAAAATTGAGAGCAGTCGAGAGCCTACGTTTAGCTTTGAAAAAGCCTATGAAGATTTAGAAATTGTAAATCGTGGCGTAAATATGTTAGTGGATGACTGTGCTGAAGTTAATGTAAAAGTCGGCGCTCAACTTTCCACTCAAAGTATTGTAAAAGGAATTAAAAGGTCTAGAGTTGATCTTCTTTTAAACAAAGAACCTAATTTATTTCAAGATATAAGCTCGTTTCGACGAAATCTTTTAATAGACTACATAATAGATGGCAACATTTTTATATACTATGATGGTGTTCATCTGTATCACTTGCCAGCAAGTAAAATGATTATTCACGCGAGTGAATCAACTTATATTGAAAAATATACTTACAATGAAACTGTAACTTTCAGTCCTCGAGAAATTATTCATGTAAAAGAAAATTCTTTTTATTCTATTTATCGAGGAGTTTCTAGACTTAAGCCCGCTTTACGGACTATGATTCTAATGAAGCGAATGAGAGAGTTTCAAGATAACTTTTTTAAAAATGGAGCAGTCCCCGGACTTGTACTAAAATCTCCAAATACTCTTTCAGAAAAAATTAAAGAAAGAATGATTCAATCTTGGCAAGCTCGCTATAGGCCAGATGCCGGAGGTCGTCGCCCTCTTATATTGGATGGGGGAATTGAGATTGACGAAATTTCAAATGTAAACTTTCGAGAGCTTGACTTCCAATCCGCAATTGAAGAAAATGAGAAAATTATTTTAAAAGCGTTGGGAATTCCGCCAATTCTATTAGACTCAGGTAATAATGCAAATTTACGTCCAAATATGAGACTGTATTACCTTGAAACAATTCTTCCAATTATTCGTAAAATTAATTTCGCAATGGAAAGATTTTTTGGATTCGAGATTATAGAAGAAGCAAGTAACATTCCAGCCCTGCAGCCTGAGCTACGAGACCAGGCTTCTTACTATCAAGCACTTGTGAACACCGGAGTAATTAGCCCCAACGAGGCACGAGTAGCTTTAAATTTTGAACCTGTAGAAGGTTATGATGATTTACGAGTACCCGCAAATATTGCTGGCAGTGCCGTAAACCCAGATGAAGGTGGGAGACCGCCAGAAGGAGAGGAATAATGCCTTTACAAATTACATCAACCAGAGCCCGTGCTGCAACTTTAGCAAAGCTTTACGAGCAGTTTAAAATGTACGGACTAACTACCGAAGCTAGCTATGAAGAATATGTTGCTGTTGTCGATGGCCCTATGACACGAAGAACAATGAAAAAGCTATTTTTAGGTCGATGGCCTCGTGTGATGGGCTCTTTAAAAAAGCAATATCCAGATGTAGATGTAGTTATAAACAAAATTTCTACAAAAAAAGTTTCTGAGCCTGCTCCGAAACCTGCAGCAAAAACCGCTGAAAAGGCAGATTCAAAGCCTGCAAGCAAGCCTGCTCCTAAAGCAGCATTAAAGAGTAAGGACTAATGGAAAAGATTTTTAATCTTACCTCTACCTTCAAGGCTCTCGATGAGGACGATGGAGGAGTCCATATCTGTGGAATGGCTAGCACAAATGATTTTGATCGTGCTGGCGATACAATTGACGCAGACGCGTGGACTAAGGGTGGCCTAAACAACTTTGAAAAGAATCCTATTATTCTTTTTAATCATGACTATAACAAGCCTATCGGACGCGCTACCGGGTTAAAAGTAACCTCTAACGGTCTGGAGTTAAAGGCAAAAATTTCTAAATCTGCGCCTGATCATGTGGCGCAATTAGTAAAAGAAGGCATTCTTGGAGCTTTTTCTGTTGGTTTCCGAGTCAAGGATGCTGATTATATAGCGGAAACTGACGGATTAAAGATTAAGGATGCTGAGTTGTTTGAAGTATCAGTTGTATCGGTACCTTGCAATCAAGCAGCAACTTTTTCTCTAGCGAAATCATTTGACTCAGAAGAAGAGTACAATGAGTTCAAGAAAACTTTCACCAATCGTGTAGATCTAGCCGGTCAGTCTCTGGCTAAGGACGAAAAATCATCTGTAGCTAGTGAAACACCGGACGAGGCGGAAAAATCCGCTGACAAGGAGATCAAAATGTCGGAAGAAGTAAAAACTCCCGAAATCGACTTGGAAGCTTTTGCGAAGAAAGTAGCAGAAGAGACTGCTGCTAAAATTGCTATGAAGCAAGCCGAGACGAAAGCTGCCGAAGAAAAAGCAGCACAAGAAGCAGCAGAAAAAGCTCAGGTAGAAGCCGAAGCAAAAGCTGCACAAGAAGCTGAAGTTCAGTCAGCTATTAAAGTAGGCGTTGAGTCAGGCGCTGATCGTCTGATGAAGGACGTTGAGGATAGGCTCGCTGAGAAGGACGCGAAGATTGAAGAAGTCATTGCCTCTTTCCAATCTCAGCTCGCTGAGAAAAATGAAGAGCTCACCAAAATTCGCGAGTCAAAGCGTGTATTTGCTGATCGCGAGGGCGGTGTTAATATTAAGGGCAACAAAGAGCTTATGTATGCACACCTTTTGGGTGTTATGACCCAGAAAGGCTATGATACCGACTACGCACGTAACGTGTTTGAAAAAGCCGGTATTGCTTACACTGGCGCGAACAACGCTCCTGATATTGCTCAAGAAGTTTCTACTCAAATTGAGAAAGAAATTGAGCTTGAGTTGCGTGTTGCAAATCTGTTCCGTGAGATGACTGTAAACTCTAAGTCTACTGTTATTCCTCTGCAAACAGATGTTAACACTGCAACTTGGGCAACTGGTGGTGAAGATGCTAACGCTTCTAAAGCTGCTGGCGGTACAGGTATTGCTAATCGTGAAGCTACCGATGACGTTGCAGGTACTTTTAATGCAAAGCAGAAGATTTTGACCGTAGATCGTTTGATTTCTACTACTTACATGGACAACTACATTGATGAAGAAGTTCTTGTAAATCTTATGCCTATGTTGACTCAAGGTATTGCACGTTCTCACGCTCGCGCTGTTGATAAGGCAATTCTTAACGGTAATGGTGGTGGTATCTCTGGTCTTGATGCACTGGCTATTGCAGCAGGCTTCTCTGGTGCTGGCCCTGCAGGTGCACTAACTAAGTATGCTGCTGGTGGTACTGTTGCAACTGTTGCTGCTGCTGATCTTGTATCTCTTCGTAAAGGTATGGGCGTATACGGCCTTATGCCTCAAGATATTGTTTACATCGTATCGCAAGATGTGTATCACGATCTCATTAATGATCCTGAGTTTGACAATGTCTTCGAAGTTGGCTCAGACCGCGCCCTGAAGTTGACTGGCCAAGTTGGTGCAGTTTATGGCTCACCCGTAGTTATCTCCGATAACTTTGTAGCTCCTTCGGCTACTACTGTTTCTGGTGAGAACGCTGGTGTTATCGCTGTAAACACTGCTAACTTTGTTATTCCACGACTCCGTGGCGTATCTGTAGAGACCGACTATGAAGTTGCTGCACAGCGACGACTCATTGTTGGTACTCAGCACCTTGGATTTGACGAGTTATTTGACTCCGTATCTGGTAAGGCTGCTGCTGTTAAACTCGATTACGCATAATCGTAACTGGGGAGGGCAACCTCCCCAAGTTTTTATTAATTGACTTATGGCTGATTTGATAACTCTTCGTGAGTATAAAGATTTAGAAGGCATACAGAACCCGAAAGATGACTATAATCTTTCGCAGTTAATTGTGTCCGTGAGTCAATTAGTAAAAACTTATTGTGGAAATTCATTTGTAGACTTTTACTCTACAAATAAAGTAGAAACTTTTAGTATTAATTGGGAAACTACTCTTATACAGTTAACAGAGAGCCCAGTAAATACTATTGTTTCTGTAGAGATTAGAGATTCAGTTACCTCTAGTTACTCGACCGTGCAAACTACAGACTATTATCTTGACTCCAACACGGATACTGTATTCTATGTAACTGGATCTTCTTATAAAAACTGGCCTCGAGGCCCTGGAGCGGTTCGTATAACATATACTGCAGGCTACCAAAATCTGCCTAGTGATTTAAAACTAGCAGTAATTGATTTAATTACGTATTATTATAGAGATGAGTACAAGGAAAGACGAACTCTTGCAGGCGCAACTCTTCAAAATCCCGGGTCCAGCAGTCAAGACAGTAGCGTAGCCTTTCCTGACCATATAAAACGCGTGCTTGACTTATATAAAAACTTTTAATGTCTCGGTCTAGTTTACAAGCTTTTTTAATGGATTTAGAAAAAGATCTTTCAAAAAGAAGTAAAATTTATAGAGAAAATACTGCAAATAGAAGAACAAATCATTTCGTTTTTCTTCCTCGATTGTTTGCAGAAGAGCTAAAAAAAGAATTTGAAGGTAGAGATATTCTTGATCTTTTTGGTAAAAAAGGTGTACAAAAATATATAGAACAAGGGGCAGGTAAAATACTACAGGCTTGTAGAGCGGAAGCTCAAGGGTTTAAAAAGACTCGAGACGTTAAAATAGTTTCAAATCAAAACTTTATTAAAGTAACTCTTTTAGAAACTGCAAATCCTAAAGCAAATTTGGACCAAAACCCTAATTTTGATAATTTTGCAAAGTTAAAAAAATTATATACGAATGAATTAAATTCTTTTGTACTTGGCTTAAATGAGTTTCTAAAAGAACAGTATAACCGAAAACTAAAAGTAACGGAAGAAGAAAGAACTTTTAAAGAAAACAGGCCTATCGGAACAGGCCGCATGATAGAAGGCGACAAAGAGATAACCAAAGGCTCTGATCTTTTTGAAGGCGGCCACATGGAAGGAGCCGGAATTTTAGAAAGTCGAATTGCAGACGCAATTGATACTGCTATAAATAAAAATTATACTTCAAAAGCTAGTCGAGAAGTCTTGCTTTCTAATTTAGAAGCTCTAGGAATTGATTTAACTCTTGTAAGAGACGATTCTACAGAAAGTTTTACGTTCACTGCAGAAAGCCGTATAGGAAACCAGACGGCCGGTTTTAAAAGTGCAGAAGATAAACGAAACCTTTTGCAGCAGATTCGAGCTGGTATTGAACGTTTAAATGATAAAACTCCGATTGCGGGATTAAAAGGATCTGACAGCCCTACTCAAAGATACCAGAAAAAAGCTACAAAAGCTGTACTTGAAAAATTTCAACAAAAAAAGGGCGTTACAACTTCAAAGATACCTAAAATAGAAACATCTAAAAGAAGTGCTGGCTCAAAAAAGCAAAGTAAGCTAACAAAATCTGCACAAGCATCGTTAGGTAAAGTAGCGGTACCAAAAGTTAAACTTCCGGGACCGAAATCAAGAAAGTCTCCGTATTCTATAGCAAGTTATATAGGTATTTTTAATCAGCAACTTCCTGGGGTAGTTGCTAGAAATATGATGCCTCCTGCTTTACAGTATCAAACAGGAAGATTTGCAAGTAGTGTTCGAGTAACAGATATTACTCAAACTGCAAAAGGATTTCCAAGTATTGGATATACTTATATGCGAAATCCTTACGAAACTTTTGAGGTAGGAAATCGACAAGGGACTATTGATAGAGACCCTCGTCGTTTAATTGACAAATCAATTAGAGAAATAGCAACACAGTTTGCTATCGGAAGATTCTATACTAGGAGACAGTAGTGAGCCACCCAGAAGCACGGATGTATACAACAAGGCGCTCCTCTATTGTTGATGCTCTAGTTAGAGAATTAAAAAAGATTGATGGAAGTGGAAATTTTCTTACTGACGTATTTAATAATGTTCATCCTCGATTAAAGTTTTGGGATGAAATTGAAGAATTTCCTGCAATTCATATTAATGCAGGGTCGGAAACTAGAGAATATCAGGGCGCGGGATACCGTGATCGATATTTAAGCATAACAATAAGATGTTATGTTCAGGAAGAAGACGCCGTAATTGCTCTAGACAAGTTACTAGAGGACGTAGAAACGGTATTAGAAGATGAGGCTTCTTTATCTTATACAGATAAACAAGGGTTGCCTCAAAAAACTCATGATATTAAAATTGTCAGTATAGAAACTGACGAAGGTGTTCTTGAACCGTATGGAGTAGGAGAAATTCTAGTACAGGTTCATTACTAAGAAAATGCTGGCACGAATCAAACGATTCACGTCCTAGCCTTTTCAAGATCATAGGAGATATACTATGGCAGCACAATTACAACTCTCAAGAGATACCGAGGTGTTTGCTTCTGTTACTGATTCCGCTACAGGTGAACGGTACTACTGGAAGCTTCCTATCTTGGATGGATTCTCTTTTACACAATCAACAGCTACTACAGAGGTGTCGATTAGTGAAATGGCAGACCTAAGCGGTACTTCTCGCCGAGGTCGTAAAATGTTTACAGATGCATTCGAGCCTGCAGAGTGGAATATGCAGCTCTATGCCCGTCCCCATCAAATCGCTTCAGGCAATATTGCACATTCTACAGATGAGCTTCTTTGGGCAAACTTTGT